TAACTGATACAACTATTACATTACAAGTATTAACTACAATACCTTCTACAAATACAACACAACATACATTTGTATCTGCTAATCCTAATGCTGTAATTTCTGGTGGAAATTATACTCACGCATTCCAAACAAATCAATCTGTTGCTGTAGATTGCCTTAAGAAAGCAAATAATACAGTAGATATAGCGAATAATTCATTAACGTTTACTTGTTCTAGAGATAATCATCTTGGAGAACATACATATCCACGTTCTACAGATCCAGCATCTGGAAAAGAATTGGGTATAGATCAAATTTCAGATAATTTAATTCTTGTTAATGTTGGTGCTGGTGGAGGAGGTGGATATGGTGGTGTAGTTACTGCTAAAGTTGCTGGTAATAAGCATAAGTTCGTAACTGCAACAGCAGGTGCTGCATTTACTGGATCAACACAGAGAAATGTTAGTGATGCTGATTATAATCCATCAACAGGATGGATGCAAGTAACGAGTGCTTCACACGGTTTTGTTGGTTGTTCTACTATTACACCAACTAATGCCAATTATGCAAAAACAACTGGTGTTTTAACTCTTACTAAGAATGGACATGGATTTAATGTTGGAGACTATGTTTTAATTGAAGATAACTCACTAACATTTACTTGTACAAAGGATGGTGGTGCTACAGAGCATTCATATCCAAGACCTACAGATTATGCTAGTGGTAAGTGGTTACAGATTACAAATAAGACTGTTAATACTTTTAAAGTTAATGTTAATCCAAATCCATCTTCAGAACAGTATGATCATACATTTGTTCCTGCAAGAACAGTTAATGGATGCATTTCAAAAGCAAATCAACTTATTGAAATAGCAGCAAATTCTCTAACATTTACTTGTGAGCATGATCATCATCAATCATTACACAATTATCCTCGTGTAACTGATCCAATTTACAATACAGGAGTTCCTGTAGGCAAAACTGCTACTAATTGGTTTAGAATAAATGTTGGAAAATCACCTGCTGGAACTGGTGGTGCGTTAGATCTTAAGATAAATGAGGTTGGTGGACATTATGTTAATCCAGTTATTGAAATTCCTAGTCCAAGTTATGATGATGTTCCAGTTGAAGGTATTTCTAGATTGGGTACAGGATTATCAAAAGAAACTGGTAGCAACTTATTAGTAGATTTAGAAGTAGGTGCTGCTAAGACTTCAGTTGGTATCGGTTCTACATTCTTTGAGATATCTAATTTCCAAGTTTCTAGACATGGACATTCATTTAAGATAGGAGATAAGGTTAGACCAATAGGATTAGTTCATGATAAGAGATTACAAAAACCAATACAAGAATTTGAATTAAAAGTCAATTCAATATTTAATGATTACTTTGCTTCTTGGCAATTTGGTGAGATAGATTTCATTGATAGTATTAAGAGTTATCAAGATGGTACTAGAACCAGATTCCCATTATTCTTTAATGGTCAATTATTGAGTTTTATGACTGATCCTGGAGATACAGTATCAGAGCAAATTGATTTGGATGCAGTTCTATTAATATTCATAAATGGAGTTTTACAAACACCTAAAGTTTCATATCAATTTAATGGAGGAACTACATTTAAATTTACTGAACCACCTGATGCTTCAGATAATGTTGATGTATTCTTCTATATTGGTGATAGGAATGTTGATGTTGAGATTGTAGATATACAAGAAACTCTTAAGGTTGGTGATGATCTAAGAGTTTATAAATCTCCATTATTTAAAGATAGCATTACTCAAGATGAGGAAAGAGTTATAAAATCAATTCAGGGTTCTGATATTGTTGAAACTAATATCTATACTGGAGTAGGTATTAATGAAAATGATCCTAAACCACTAAGATGGACAAAACAAAAAGAAGATTTATCTATTAAAGGTGAACTTATTTCAAAATCTAGATCTTCTATTGAACCCCAAATATATCCAACTGCAAGAGTTATTGGTGATGTAGAGACTAACACTGGTATTGGTGTTAATGGTGGTATATTTGTTGATGATGCAGAGTCATTCTATTATGAAGATTTGGCAAATCCAGCATTAGAAGGTGGTGATAGGTACAATGTAACTATCAACTCTGTTGACACTCTAATCATAGAGGGAGCACCTAAATCAACTGCTTCTATTAATGCTGTGGTATCTGCTGCAGGAACTATACAATCATTAACTGTAGTTGATGGTGGTAGTGGATATACTACTACACCAACAATTTCAATCGGTGCTCCAATTGGTGTTGGGGTTGGTACTGAAACTAGAGATCAGTTTGCTGTGGTGGGAGTTTCAACTTTTGCAACTGCAACCGCAACGATAACAGATGGAAGTGTTACTTCTGTTAGTATAACAAATGAAGGTTTAGGTTATAGTCAATCTAATCCACCTACAATTACTGCTGATAATCCATCATTTAAGAATGAAAGAATACTTTCTGCAGGTAAGGTTGAAGGTTATACTGGAGTTATTACTAGTATAAAACAAGTATCTGGTATTGATGGTCATTCAAGAGCACTTGAATTTGGATTTGTTGCAGACAAAGAAGCAGATAAATTAAAAGTTGGATATTCAATTCTTGTTTCCAATACTAAAGTTTCATCAGCAATCACTTCTATTGAATATACAGATAATGATATAGTTTCAATTGGATCAACTTTCTTAGATAATATCTACAAAGTTCATGCAATATGGACAAGTGGACAGGCAGGAATTATTACCTGTAACGTATTGAGTAGTTCTGACATTGTTGGATTGGTGACAACTGGATATTATAATCCAGCAGGTGCAGGTGGTGTAGGAGTTACTACATCTCTTGGAAGAATTACTTGGGGTAGAATATATGATGCTACTAGATCAGATTCTCCAATTTCTATTGGAGTAACAGGATTAACTGTTGATTCTGGGTTGAGTACATTCCCAACAATTCAAAGAAGAAGTTACACTCAAACTTCAATAAAAGGATTGCGATCTACGGGTGCAATCAGAGCATTTGGTATTACAAATTAAAAACCAAATAAAATCACTATAAATAGAGAAAAAAAGTTAAATTACAATGTCCGCAATTGTTACTGATCAATTTAGAATCCTGAATGCAAGTAATTTTGTAGAGTCAGTTGAATCTGATAACAATTCATATTATGCATTTATTGGTCTACCAAACCCTGCAGGAACTACTAGTCTTGTTGGTTATGGCAGATCCGCAAATTGGACTGCTAACACACCTGATCCAGAAGATAATTATTCATATTTGTCACATGTTGGTGACACTATGATGTTTGGTAAAAAGATAGGTTCAGCAAATATTAGAAGAGTTATTAGAAAAGTAGAATGGACTGCAGGAAATAGATATGAAACTTACAGAGATGATTATTCTATTATTAATAAAAGTCCAATAACACAATCTACTAGATTGTATAGTGCTAATTATTATGTAATTACTTCAGAATTTAAGGTCTATATCTGCATCAGTAATGGTGGATATGGTCCTTTAAATGAAACTTCATCTAAAGGAAATCCTTCACAAGATGAACCAACATTCACCGATTTAGAACCTTCTAGAGCTGGAACTAGTGGTGATGGTTATATTTGGAAGTATTTGTTTACTGTATCTCCTACTGATATTATAAAATTTGACTCAACTGAATACATAACAGTTCCAAATAATTGGGGAACATCTACTGATTCGCAAATTAGATCTGTTAGGGAGAATGGAGATTCTTCTGTAAATGAGAATCAAATTAAACATGTTTATATTGAAAAGGCTGGTAAAGGATATGCTGATGGATTAGGACAAGAAGTTGCAATTATAGGTGATGGTACTGGTGCTAAGGCTAGAGTTGATATAGTTAATAGTGTAATTACTAATGTTACTGTAAGTGCTGGAGGTAAAGGTTATTCTTATGCTCTTGTTGATTTGGGAACACTAAGTAGCAATGTTGCTTCAACAGATAGAGCAAAACTTGTACCTATAATTCCACCATCACTTGGACATGGGTATGATCTTTATACTGAACTAGGAACTGATAAGGTTTTGATTTATGCAAGATTTGATGATTCTACAAAAGATTTTCCTACAGACACTAAATTTGCTCAAGTTGGTATTGTAAAAAATCCAACTAAAGTAGGGACTTCTGTTACGTATACAGATAATAGTTACTCTTCATTACAGGCATTTTTATTCTCTGATGTAGATGGTACACCTGTAGTTGGTGAAAAAATTACACAAACATTGACTCTCTCACCAAATATTGGAAAGATAGCAACAGGATATGTTGCATCTTATGATAATGATACTAGTGTATTGAAATATTTTAGAGATAGATCTTTAAATTATACTACTACAAGAGATCAAACTGATTATACTGGCATATCAACTCAAGGTCAGATATATCAATTTGAAACTGGTGCATCTGTAAATCAGGTTGAAGGTGGTTCCTTTAAAGGAACAATCGATGACAATTTTACGGGAATAAGTATAAACCCAACTGGAACTAAGTTAATTAACTTGGGAGTTTCCTTCTCAGCAGGGTTATCCAATTCTGAGATAAATAAAGGATCAGGGGAAATTGTTTATCTAGATAATAGACCTTTGATTGCTCGGAACGAGAGACAAAAAGAAGACATTAAAATCATCCTGGAATTCTAAAGAAAAATGCCACAAAAGACTAACTTAAATATAAGTCCTTATTATGATGATTTTGATAAGGCAGATAATTTTTATAAAATATTGTTTAAACCTGGATATCCAGTTCAAGCAAGAGAATTATCAGGTCTACAATCAATACTTCAGAATCAGGTAGAATCTTTCGGTTCTCATATGTTCAAAGAGGGATCAATGGTGATTCCTGGTAATATTGAGTATGATTCAACATATTTTTCTTCAAAAATTAATCCAGATCATTTAGGAATTGATGTTTCAATATATTTGGATGCTATTGTTGCTAATAATGGTGGTAAAGGTACAAGAGTTAGAGGTCAAAATTCTCAAATAGTTGCAACTATTAAAAATTATATTATACCTCCAACTGAAGGAGTTGATTCGACTACAATATTTGTTAAATATGTTGAATCTGGAAGCAATGCTACAAGTGAACTATTTCCAAATGGCGAAATATTAGTTCTGGAAGAGAACGTTACTTATGGAAATACAACTTTATTAGCAGGTGAAACGGTTTTAACATTAGAACCAGAAAATGCATCTCATACTGGATCTTCATTTAATGTTGAAAATGGGGTATATTTTATTAGAGGTACATTTGTAGATGTAACTAAATCAACATTAGTTTTAGAACCATATAATAACAGACCATCGTATAGGGTTGGATTTGAGGTATTAGAGCAGATTATTAATGCCAATGACGATCCTAGTCTATTTGATAATGCAAAGGGATTCACAAACTATGCTGCACCAGGTGCTGATAGGTTTAAAATTAGTGTTAAATTAACTAAGAAAGCATTAGATGATTATGAAGATACTAATTTTGTTGAATTATTAAGAGTTAGAGACGGACAGATTAAGAAAATTCAGGATACCTCAGTATATTCTGAAATTAAAAAATATTTTGCAAAAAGAACATTTGATGAATCTGGAAACTATTCTGTAAACCCATTTAAGGTAGAGGTACAAAATTCATTGAACGATGAGATAGGTTCTAATGGATTATATACAGAAGCACAAAAAACTGATGAAGGTAATACACCCGCAGAAGATTTACTGTGCATTAAACTTTCTCCAGGAAAGGCATATGTTAGAGGATTTGATGTTTCTTTACCAGGAACAACAGTTTTAGATGTAGAGAAACCAAGAGATGTAAAAACAATTAGAAAGGCATCTATTCCATTTAAAATGGGTAGTTTGCTGAAAGTTAATAATGTTGCTGGAACTCCTTGGATTAATATTGGGGGTAGTACTGCCAATACTATTGGATTATATAACCAGAGAAAGGTAAGTAATGCAACTAGCGGTATAAAGATTGGTGATGCTCGTGTATATTCATTCAGTGTTTCTGACGCACCTTATACGGGTGGATCTACTGAATTTGATTTACATCTTTGGGATATTCAAACATATACAACTTTAAGTATTTCAAATCCAGGATCACATTCAAATGGCACTAAAGTTAGAGGATTAACTAGTGGTGCTATTGGATATATTGCAGACACTCCAAATACTGGTGAGATAAGTCTATCTCAAACTACAGGAACATTTGTTTCTGGAGAAGGTTTAATATTTAATGAAAGAAATAGTGATACATCAGGAAATGCTACTTCATCATCAATTATAAAAATTAATAGTTATACAACTGAAGATATTAAATCAGTATTCCAACCTTCTGGTAATGGTTTAGTATCTCCTTTTAGTGCAGATTCTGTTCTTTATGATCGTATTTTACCTAATTTCTCAATAACAGACAATCTTTCAGTATTGGGTGGAACATATAGTAATACTGCTTCAGCAGCTGGAAGAAGATTTGCTGGAGTGGTTGGTATAAAAACGGATGCAATAATTACATATAATCACGGAACATTTGCAGATCCAATATTTAATCGTGTAAGTAATATTTCATCAGATGGTGAAACATTAACTTTAGTTGCGGTAGGTCAAAGCATCACAGGTGTGAATAATGGTGGTATATTAGAAGCAGGTATATCTACAAATTCAACTTTTAGAATTAAATCACCAAAGATTACTAATCTATCTGGTGCAAGTCTTTATAGTAGATTACCTAAGAAAAATATTTCTGCTGTAGATCTTTCAGATTCTAATTTGGTAATAAGTCGTCAAATTACAGGTAAATCAGTTTCAGGTAAAACATTAACTATAACATCTCAAGATGGTTTAGATGTTTCTTCTGGAATTGCTAGTGCATTCTTTGAACCATTTGATGCTGAAAAGTATTCTATTGCATACGCAGATGGTACAACAGAACCTTTAACAGGAGATCAAGTTACTATTACTAATAATGGTAATGATGTACAGTTTAGTGGATTAGCACAGAATAGTAATTGTACTATTAATGTTACAATGAAAAAGATTGGACTTACTAGTAAGTCTAAAGATTTTGTAAGAAGTTCACAAGTACAAGTAACAAGAACTGCAGGTGTATCAACATTATCAACTAATTTAAGTCCTAGTGATGTTTATGGTATAAGAGTTGAAGATGAAGAAATTTCTTTAAACGTACCAGATGCTGTTAATATATTGGCAGTATATGAATCAAAGGATTCAAGTGATGCTACATTAGATAAATTAACTTTTGTTTCTGGACTTGCATTAGATACAAATGCAATTATAGGCGAAAAAATAATTGGAAAGGCAAGCAGAGCAATCGCTCAAGTTGTTTCTAGAACTTCAACTGAAATTGGATTTGTATATCTTAATGCCAATAATTTCAATCAAGGAGAAACAGTTACATTTGATGAATCCAATATAGAGGCGACTATACAAAAGATAACTTCTGGAAATTATACAAATAGAACTAAAAATTATACTCTAGATAAGGGTCATAGAAGACAATTCTCAGATTATTCAAGAATTGTAAGAAGAAAGAATACTACTGTACCTTCTAAGAGATTATTGTTAGTATTTGACTATTATAAAGCTTCTAGTACTGAAAATGGAGATTTATATACTTCAAATTCTTATACAAAAGAAAGGTATTCTACAGATATTCCAGCAGTTGGTAGAAATAGAGGAACAGATATTCTTGACTTTAGACCAAGAGTAAATCCATTTGATGCTGAATCTGCAACTGCATCACCATTTGCATTTAATAGTAGAACTTTTGAATCAACTACTAAGTATGTTGTTGCTCCAAATGAAAGTTCTATTCTTGGATATAGTTACTACTTACCTAGAATTGATAAGTTAGTAATTAACAAATCAGAACAAGTTAAACTTATTAAAGGTGTTTCTGCAGATTTACCAGCACCACCAACAGAGGTTGGTGATTCTATGGAAATTGCTCAGATCACTTTACCACCATATCTCTATGATGTTGTGAAAGGTCCTTCTATTAAGATGTATGATAATAGAAGATTTACAATGAGAGATATTGCAAGTCTTGAGAGAAGAATTGATAATTTAGAAGTTATGACTTCTCTTACTGCTCTTGAATTAGATACTAAGTCTTTACAAATAAAAGATGCAGATGGTTTAGATAGATTTAAGAGTGGTTTTGTTGTTAATAACTTTAAGAATAGAGATTTTATCAACTTTAACTCCGAAACTGGATCTAGATGTGACGTTGATGTAGTCAATAAAGAATTGGTTAGTGCTACAGATTTCTGGTCAATGAGGGCAGAATTAGCATTCGATCCTTCAATTGATGTAAATTCAGTAGATACATCTGGTAATCTTAATCTATTAGATTCTAATACTAAGAAAACTGGTGATTTAATTACTTTAGATTATACTGAAGTTGATTGGATTAACCAACCACAAGCAACCACAAAAGAAAATGTTAACCCATTTAATGTTACTGTATTTGTCGGTGGTGTAATTTTAGATCCACCATCAGATAACTGGACTAGAACAATTTATGTTGATAATTATAGATCAGAATCTACTGGTGCTACTTGGGCAGAGCAAGCAAATGTAGTTTCTGATAATACAACTTCAGTAACTGATGTTGATGTAACTGAAACTGAAATTGAAGCAGATCAAGACGATTTTGATGGCAATCATACTGATATTACAACAACTACAACAACTACATCAACTCAAGTAGTTGAAACTAGTTTCACAAATACTTTAGAAAATGCAGGACGTGAATTTGATTATGTTGAGAGTATTAAGATATCTGGTGCAACTGACCCTTGGATGCGTTCTAGAAACGTTGCATTTGCTGCTAATGGATTAAAACCATTTACAAAGCATTATCATTATCTTGATAGTGGTATTCCAGATTTGTTCCCCAAATTGATGGAAATTACAATGTCTTCTGGAACATTTAATTTATATGAAAATGTAAGTATTCAATTAAATGGTCAAGAGATAGGTTATATTAAATCTAAAGCACCTGATCATAAGTATGGTGACGATAATATTATTGCAATTCCAAATGGTTTAGGATCTCCAAGTACTACTGTTGAAAAATATTCAGTAGATCCTTTTGATAGAACAAGACCAGCACCATCATCAACATATTCTGCAACATCAAAATTGTTTAATTGTGATGTTGATGCATTAGCAAATGAAGAATCTTATTATGGTTATGTTGTTGTTGGAGCACAATTAGTTGGTGAAACTAGTGGTGCAGTAGCAACTGTTGATAGTATAGATCTTATTTCTGATAACTGGGGTGATCTTTTAGGTGCATTCTTCTTTAGAGATGCAAATGATACAAGTAATGGAGTTATTCCAACATTATTCAGAACAGGTACAAAAACATTTAGAGTTACTGCGGCAAGTCCAGGTACTATTCCATTACCAGGAGACACTGCTTTAGCATCTGATGCTAGTGGTGTTTATAGTGCAACAGGAACTATTTTAACTCAAGTATCAAATACTGTTGGTGTAAGAAACCCACCCCCACCAGCACAGAAACCAAACGAAATATCAACTTCTGTTAATGTAGATTCATCTTCTGAGACAAAGAGAATACAAGCACCTTATAGGGATCCATTAGCACAAACATTTACAACAGATGAAACTGGTGCATTCTTAACATCATTTGATGTTTATTTTGCAAGTAAAGATCCAAATTCTAAGATATTTGTAGAACTTAGAGAAGTTGAATTAGGAACACCAACAAGTTTCTTAGTTCAGGATTATGCACAAGTTTCATTAAATCCTAATGATATTAAAACATCTACAGACGCTTCAGAAGTAACAACAATTAAATTCCCATCACCAATTTACTTGGAACCAAGAAGAGAATATGCAATAGTATTCTTATCACCAGGATCTGACTTATATGAGATGTGGTGTGCAACAATGGGTGAAAAGACTGTTGCTACAGGTAATTTACCTGATGTACAAAATGTGGTTGTTACTAAGCAATATATTGGTGGAAGTTTATTTAAATCTCAAAATGGAACTATTTGGACTCCTAGCCAATATCAAGATTTAACATTCAAATTACGTAAAGCATCATTTGTACCATCTGGAACGGCAACATTCTATAACACACCTATAGAAGCTGGTAATCTTAATACCGCACCTCTACCAGAAAATCCAATTAGATCTTTACCAAGGAAACTTAAAGTACCTGTAGATAGTTTAGCTGCATCTGAGGCACCTCCAGGAAGAAAGATGAGTACTGGTGCTATTGCTGATGCTGAACATTCAAGTATTACTGGTATAGTTGAAGCACAAGGATCTGCTATATCAAATGTTAAGAGTGGTATAACTACAGTTTCTGCTGGAATAGGATACAGTTTTACTTCATTAAGTCAAAGTGGATCTTATTGGAAACAAACAGGAGTTACATTAAAATCATTGACTGGAAGTGGAACTGGATCAACAGCAGATGTTCTAGTTGGTGTAGGTGGAGTTGTTCATAAGTTGGATAATTTAACTGCAGGATCTGGATATGTTGCTGGTGAAATATTAACTATTGATAATGATGATACTGATGTAACTGCTGGTTCAGCATATAAACTTTCAGTAGATTCAATTTTATCAACATTAGATACACTATATCTAACAGATGTTCAAGGTGAAACATTTACAAATAATGATCCATTAATTCATTATGGTGCTGAAAATGATACTAGAACATTAGCATCAAGTAGTGCTAAAGTTTCTTCAGATTCTACCGTTAATGGTGTATTAAATACTGGAAATATATTTGAGGTTATTCAATATAATCACGGACATCATGGATCTAACAACTTTGTTTCTATTAAGGGTGTAGAACCTGATACTACGATTGTTCAAACTACTTCAGAGTTAACTGTTGGTGGTAGTATGGTATCTGTTGGAAACACTGTACCATTTGCAACATTTGCTGGTATTACAACTGATAGAGGTGAAGCGTTGATAGGTGAGGAAGTTGTTTCTTATGTAGTTGGTACTGGTCAATTAACTCTAGATGCTAGAGGTAAATTGGGAACCTCTGCAGCACTACATGTAGTAGGAAGTGACATACAAACATATGAGGCAAATGGAATACCTTTAGTTGGAATTAATACAACTCATGATATTTCAACTATAAATGCTAATGTGAGAAATAGTAGTGGTATTGATAGTTACTTCTTAGAAGTTGATAGAAGTGCTATTGACCATACAAATCAAAGAGTAAGTGGTAAAGCACAAATGAGTTTTACTAGCACTAAAGGTGTTGGTGGAGATAATGCAGTTTCCACACAAAACCATCAATTTAGTTCATTCTCTCCTAGATTTAATGTTATTACTCCAGGTAAAGGAACTCGTGCAAATGCTTCTGTTAGAACTGTTAGTGGAACAAGTGCAAGTGGATCTGAAGTATCATTTATAGATCAAGGTTTTGAACCAACGATTTTAAACGAGACAACATTCTTCCCAACACCTAGATTGGCTGCATCAAAGGTAAATGAATCTCAAAGATTAACTACCTTACCTAAGAATAAGTCATTAACTTTAAAAGTTGATATGACATCAGATGATCCTAATTTATCACCAATTTTGGATGTTAAGAATGCAACTTTTGTTTTAGGTAGAAATAAAATTAACAGCCCAATCGGTGTTGATAATTATGCTATTGATAATAGAACTAATAAGATTATTGATGATCCACACGGTTCTATATTTGTTTCTAGAAGAGTTAACTTAAAGCAACCAGCAACTTCATTAAAAGTTCTTGTTGGTGCAAGTGTTCAACCAGAAGCAGACTTTAGAGTATTCTATAGATTATTTACAGCAGATTCTAGTGAAGTATCTCAAACATATAGAGCATTCCCTGGTTATAAGAATCTAATTGATATTGATGGTGATGGATTTGGAGATGAAATTATTGATATTAATTTAAATGATGGTAGAGCAGATGCTAAGTTGGAATCAAATCCAATAGGTCAGTTCTCTGAATATCAATTCTCAATTGATAATTTAGAACAATTCTCTGGATTTACAATTAAGATTGTAATGACATCTACTAATGAATGTGTTCCTGTTAGACTTAAGGACTTTAGAGCAATTGCTTTAGCATAATGAAATCATTTAAACAGTTTATAACTGAAATAGAAGCAAAGAATAGTATTGAAAGGTTACATCCGTTCAAAACTATGAAAATGGGTGGGATGAAGGATGGTAAATTTCAATATCCTCATCATTTGAGGTTATTTAAAAAAGTTATGGGTAAAAAGAAATTTGGTAAGGATAATTCAATCCCTACAAAATCTATAACTGACCCCAATGTTAGGGATAAGAACACTGACAATACAAATCCTATTAAAAAAATAAAAGTATGATACCAGTTGAAGGTCATAAAAACCTGTTCCGTGATCCAAGAACAGGTGCCATAGTTAATAAGAATATGAATGAATATTCAAATTATAAAATGGAGAGAAAAAGAAAAATGGATCAAAAAGAAGAATTGGATGAGATGAAAAGGGATATAGATGAAATTAAGTCTTTATTAAAACAGTTAGTTAATCATAAAGCATAAATAAATATATAGATTCTGAATTGCTTACATAAATGGCAGATATTAAGGTCAGAGTAGGTCAACAAAATG